CAAAAGAAAGAAGAAGAGTTTAACGCAAAGATAGCAGCACTAGAAGCACAGGTAAACAAAGCTGCAAAGCAGGAACTTGTATTACCTAAAACAGATGAAGAGCTTGAAGCGTGGACCAAAGAGTATCCAGATGTTGCAGCTATTATAGAAACCATAGCTGATAAGAAATCTAAAAGCGCAGCCAAGGATATAGAAGATCGTATGGCTGAGTTAGAAGAACTACGTGTAGACGCTCAAAGAGAAAAGGCAGAAGCAGAACTTGTTAAAATGCATCCTGACTTTATAGAGATACGACAGGATGACACATTTCATAACTGGGCAAAAGATCAACCTAAGTGGGTGCAGGATGCCTTATATGAAAATGTTGACGATGCAAAATCTGTAGCACGTGTAATAGACTTGTATAAAATAGACAAAGGTATTACAAATAAAAAGAAAGCTAAACCAGAAGAAAAAGCAGCAGCCTCTTCTGTAAAAACAAAAAGCGCAGCAGCGCCAGAACCAGATGATACAGCAGGATATATTCGTGAGTCAGAAGTAGCTGCTATGTCAATAAAGGAATACGAAAAGCGTCAGGAAGAAATCCTAGATGCCCAACGTAATAAAAGATTTATTTATGATGTATCAAGAAAGTAGTTGACATTCTAAACATCATAGATACAACTATGGCATATACACAGCATTAGTGTGTATGCTTTAATCAAGCACTAGCCACACAAAGACTTACCTCTACGTATAGGCCCAGCGCAAAGAGACAGCGCAGTCTCTAAGCATAGCTGACTACCCTAAAACAAAGAGCCTCTTCATCGTGGGTATGTAGTGTTACTTCAACGCCATATCTATAAAGGAGATTTTAATTATGGCTATTACTTCAGCGAGTGGAGGTTTTGACGGCAACTTTAGCCCGATTATGTACTCCAAACAGGCGCAAATCGCACTGCGAAAAGCATCTGTTATTAGCGCAATCACAAACAACTCTTACTTCGGAGAGATTGCAAATCAGGGTGACGTTGTACGCATCCAAAAAGAACCAGATGTAACTGTAAACGCACTAGAGCGTCATACAGGTATAACTGTAGAGAAACTAGATGACACTGACTTCCAGTTAACCATCGACAAAGCTAACTACTTTGCTTTTAAAATGGATGACATCGAAGATCAGTTCTCACACGTTGACTTCGTAAGCCTAGCTGCAGACAGAGCAGCATACAAAATGGCTGACGCTATTGACGTAGATGTTCTTGCTTACATGACAGGTACTGCAGCGAGTGGTCAATACTCAACTTCTGTATCTGGTACTGCACAGCACCCAACATCAGGTGAGCTAAATGGTGAATTTTTGAAAGTGAACCAGTTGGACATGTCTGACATGACTAACATCACAACTTCAGCTTCATCATCTACAACTGGTGACTCTATCCCTCTAGCACCTAGACTACCAGGCGCAACTTCAAAGGGAACTACAACTGCATCACCATTGCAGCTTATTGCAAGAATGGCACGTCAGTTGGACACAGGTAATGTTGACTCACGTGGACGTTACATGGTTGTTGACCCAATCTTCATGGAAATGCTAAAAGACGAGGACTCACGTCTTCTCAATGCAGACTTCGGTGGAGCAGGTCTACAAAATGGATTGGTTGCAGGAAACATTCATGGTTTCAAAATGTACGTTTCAAACAACCTACCAACAGACGGTACTGGACCAGGAACTTCTGGCACAACTGCACAAGATGACAACTTTGGTGTTATCCTAGCAGGTCAGGAAGAAGCTGTGGCCTCTGCAGAGCAGATCAACAAAGTTGAGAACTACAGAGATCCAGACTCTTTCGCAGACATCGTACGTGGTATGCACCTTTACGGACGTAAAATCTTACGCCCACAAGCATTGGTGACAGCACGATACAACGCTGCTTAATCATAAGATAAACTTAGAGGCTGCTTCGGTGGCCTCTTCGTGCATTTAACATAAGGACATTCTCATGGGTACTATTACTACAGCAATGTGCAACAGCTTCAAGCAAGAGCTACTTGGGGGTGTTCACGATTTAGACACACACACGCTGAAGATAGCGTTAATAAAGCCATCACCTACAGGTAACTTTGGTGCAGCAACAACTAACTACTCTGAGTTAACAGGTAGTTCAGATGAAGCTACAGGAACAAACTATAGTGCAGGAGGGCAAGCGTTAGATTCCGCTACAATAACGTTATCGGGAACTACGGCATTTGTAGACTTTGCAGATGAAGTGTTCTCGAACTTGACAATAACGGCTGCTGGAGCTTTGCTTTATAACACTTCAGCAAGTAACAAAGCAATAGCTGTATTCTCGTTTGGCTCGAACGTGGCATCAACAGCAGGTGACTTTACTGTAATCTTTCCTACAGCAGACGCATCCAACGCAGTTATACGTATAACGTAAGGATAATAAAATGGCACTAGTACTAAAAGATCGAGTACGTGAAACTACTACCAGCACAGGCGTAAGTAACATAACTCTTGGAGGAGCTAGTGCTACCTTCGATACTTTTGCATCAGTTATGTCTACTAATGACACAACTTACTATGCCATTGTACACACAGCTAATGGAGTAGATGAGTGGGAAGTAGGGCTAGGTACATACAGTGGCACTAATACTCTCTCACGAACTACAGTGTTGTCCAGTTCAAATGGTGGATCAGCGACAAACTTTTCAGCAGGAACTAAGTTTGTATTTATAACTTTACCTGCTAGTGTTGCTGCTCACCTTGACCCTGCATCAAACGATCACGACTTAGCATCTATTATTACTTTTGGTAATCACGACACAGATAATTTATCAGAAGGATCTACTAACTTATATTTCACCAACGCTAGAGCAGATGCACGTGTTGCTGCATCCACAGCCTTTGAGCCAGCAGGAACTGCTGTTGCACTAGCGATAGCTTTGGGATAACAATATGGCAAATACATTTCTTAGAAAAACATCTCGTAGCATAGGAACATCAGCAGTCACGGTAGGAAGCTACACAGTTGGTGCAAGCACAGCCACAACCGTTATTGGTTTGTCTTGTGCTAACAGAACTACTGCAGCTATTACAGTTGACGTAACACATAACGATGGATCTAATGATACGTTCTTAGTTAAAACAGCTACTGTTCCTAGTGGAGGCTCACTTGTTGTTGTGGGAGGTGATCAAAAGGTTGTCTTACAAACAGGCGATAGCATTAAAGTGACATCAAGTGCAGCCTCTTCTTGTGACGTAATGATGAGTATATTGGAGATTACCTAATGGGTAAGTCACACGATATAGCAACTATGGCATCTGATGGTTTTGCCTTTCCAAGTGCAGTTACTATTACCAAACCTTCAAATGCAGAGCTAGTTACAAATGGGGACTTTAGTAACGGCACAACTGGTTGGACTGCTTCTGGTGCTACGTTATCTGTGTCTGGTGGACAACTTACTGTTGCGGATAATGGTGGGTATACAAAAGCCTACCAAGGAGTGACAACTGTAGTAAATCAAACATATACATTATCAGTTACTCAAGTTAGTGTAACTGGACAAAACTCAGTAATTGGACTTAGTAGCGCCGTGCCTACAGGCAACACATGGGGCAATATGGTATCCTTCGCTAAGGCATCTGGTGATCTCCCTCACACACAAACTCATACATTTAAAGCTACTGGAACAACTACATATATCTCTATAGGATCAGAGGGTACAAACTCTGCTGTTTTTGATAATGTATCTCTTAAAGAAGTTGGCTTACCTGATAATCAAATTCTTACTGCTGGAGATTTAACAACAGAGTTTAATAATTTGGGCATAGGAGTTACTGCATCAGGCAGTGTGACAAAACCTTATCAGCCAATGGTGAGATTACGATTAAGTAGCCATTTTGCAGCAAATACTTCTCATTCTGATCCTGGCGTCCAGATTGCTGGTGTTTTTACAGTCAGAGAAAATATAGGCAATCATTGGAATTCTTCTAATAATAATTTTACTTGTCCAGTTGCAGGTGTATATTCTGTCTCAGTATTTTATATTAAGTATCCATCATCTGGAAAATGGACTGGTGTGGATTTACATAAAAATGGCAGTGCAGTGGATGGTATTAGGTGGAGAGCGCCAGAGATAAATGGTGGTTATCATCAAGCAGGAGGTACT